ATAAAAACACTATGCACACATATATAGGAGATTTAAAACATATAACAATTTCATCTGTAAAAAATGATAAACAAGCAAACGAATTAATTAATGAATTAAATAAATAAAATTATGGAACAACAAGAAATGGTAGATGATTTAATTCTACAAGCAAAAAGCGAAACACTAAAAAGGGATCTACAAACTATTAGTGATAGATTATGGGAACAAATAGACCACACTATTTTAACTGAATTATTATGTCTTATTGTGGAGAATGAGCATAAAATTATTGACTTAATAGAATAAAATTATGGAAAAGAAAACTTTAGAATATGCAGACAAGTGGTTTCAATTACACGATATTAAATCTTTTATACACCCAAAAAAAGATACTATATATATAGACATCGGAAACTTTGAATTAGAATTGTCAAAAGAAGAAATACAATATAGGGCAGAATTATACTTATTTTTAAATAAATAAAATTATGAACGATTACGATAGAGAACCCTACCAAGATCTGGTAGACCAGAAACCATGTCAATTTTGTGGAGAAGATACCGGCAAAGACTTTTGTTCTAAGTCATGTATGAAAGCATTCTTCAACGATTGATTTGTATAAATGAAAAATATTTGCTATATTGCAATAACTAAAACTAATTAAAACTAAAATTATGGAACTAAAAATAATCAACAATCAAATTATCGACAAAATACAATTAGAATATATATTAAGAATAATAGAAAATGACATGGAAAAGTTAGAGGAAAATATGGAATATGATATGTTAGAAGGAGAGGAAGAAGAATTAAAAATGATACAAGACTTGTATCGTAAATTAGTAATATTAAATAAATAAAATTATGACAATAACAAATTCAACATTCGAAGCGTTCCGAGATGAACAGAAAAAAATAGATTTAGCAAAAGAATTACTAACTGAGAAGGGTATGACTGTACTATCCGAAGAAGATAAAAAAAGTTTTATAAATAAACTTAAAGAAGAACTTGAATGGTACAGATCCTACGGATCATTTATAAATCATCACTTTCCTAATGTGGACGCAGAGGCATGTTCGTACGCAGACGGAGATTGGGAAGAATAGATATATGAGTCTCTTTATAAAAATGACAATGTTAATCGTAGCTTTGTATATATTAATGTTTTTATCTATATTTAGTTATGTCTTTTTATTGTCTATCTATGTAGGAATTATATCTCCGGTGTTAAAACAAATAAAAAGAATACAAAATGGATAATATAATTTTTAGAAAGATACATAATCTTGAATTATCAGTAGAAAAAGTAGGTAAAAAAAGAAATTCATGCCAAGATTATCTGCAAGAAAAAAAGCTACAAAGGATAATTAAAAAAACCTTAAATGATAAGGAAACATTAAAAGATCTAATAGGCAGAGACGGGTTTGGAAAAACAGAAGACTCTGTGATTGAAAATATAAACCTAATTATTAACGATAAAGTAACTTCACTAAATGGCAAAGAAATTAGAGAATATATTGAAAAGTTACAGAAAGTTCCTATTTCGGACTGTCTTGTGCAAATTAGAAGAAAATACTCATAAACTAGGACTGTTAAAATATTATACTGAAGAAGATGATTTGTATGAATTTATATTCGAAGATAATAATGACATGACAAAAATTGTTTCACCACAATCATCCAATGAATTTTTAGAGATATTAGAACATCTTTTGAAATACTATGAAGATGATCAACAATATGAAAAATGTCAAAACATATATAAAATGATGGACCGGTGGAGCATGTATTGAAAAAAACTTTCAGAAAATGTATGATTAATGAAAATTAATTACTATATTTGAAATAATAACAACTTAAATTAAATTAAAATGACTAAACTAAAAACTATAAATATCAAAGGCAAAAAGTATGTAGAAGTAAATGAAAGACTTAAATACTTTAGAACTAATTACCCTAATCATTCGCTAACAAGTGAGATCACACACATTGACTCCGAAATGGTGGTTGTTAAATCAGACATAATAAATGAAAACGGTAAAGTGTTGGCTACCGGACATGCACACGAAGAAAAGTCTGCTAGCTTTATTAACAAAACAAGTTATGTAGAAAACTGTGAGACATCATCATGGGGTAGAGCATTGGCTAACTTTGGGATAGGTATTGATGAGTCTGTAGCTTCTGCTAACGAAGTGGACATAGCGATCAAAAAACAAAATTCTAAACCTTCTAAAAAGAAAGTCACTATAGATATATATCAAGCCATGATTAAATCTATCAAGGAAGGTCAATCTGATCTTGTCACTGAACATATGAATAAATATGAAATGACCAAGGCACAGAAAGACGGAATCACTAAAGCTATTAACGAATCAGCATAAAAATTATGGACGAAATAATAAAAAAGTTTGCCTCAGACGAGGTATACTACAGCGACTACTCATTTGTGACTAACTCACAGCTAGGATTAATTAAGAAAAGTCCAGCTACCTATCAATATTATAGAGACAATCCCAGTGATCGACCTATAACAAAAGCGTTGAACTTTGGATCTGCATTCCATATGTGTATGCTTGAATATGATAAATATAAAAAACAAGTGGTGGTAGAGCCTGATATTAACAAAAGAACTAAAGCCGGTAAAGAGGAGTATCAAAAGTTTATGAAATTACATCAAGGCATGACAATAATATCTAATGATGAGCATGAATCACTTGAAGGTATGAGAAAAAGACTAAACTCATCCATGGAAGCTATGGAACTATTATCGGGGGGTTTGTCAGAACAAGTAAATATATGGAATGACTCTGATACTAAAGTTCCTTGTAAAGGTAAAGCTGACTATTGGAATAAAGACAAAAGGATATTAGTTGATATCAAAACTACTACAGATGCTAGTCCAGAAGGATTTAAAAAGTCTGCTTATAAATATGGATACGATAGACAATCTGCTTTTTATTTAGACGGGTTTAAAGCTGAACAATTTTGGTTTGTAGTAATAGAAAAGTCTGCTCCATACAATATGTCAATATATGTTTGTGGGGAAGAGTTTTTAGAAGAGGGTAGGTCTAAGTACAAACACCTACTGGATCTATACAGCTTTTATTTCATTCAAGAACTTTTTGATCCATACGATCATGTACATACAGGAACATTATAAAATTAAAACTATGAGTAAATTATTAAGAACATTAAAACAAAACAAAATTACAAAAAATAAAGTGGGTGAGATAACTGGATTATCTATACCTACTGTTAGAAAATACTTAAAGAATCCGGACCTATTCTCTGTTGGAGATGGTAAGATTATAATAAAACACTTAAAAAATAAAGACTATGAGTACACTTTTGCAGAACTATTTAACATTAAAGAATAGCTTAAGAGATAAATCTTTTACTAACAATATGCTGTTGATTTGTGATAAATTTTTTGTTACTCCAAATAATATTATGGCTTCTGGTGGTAGGAAAAGAAAATATGTTCAAGCTAGAAACATGTTATGCTATGTGATGTATAACAAATTAGACTATAAGCTTGAAGAAATAGCTGTTAAGATAGGATACAAAAATCATACTTCAGTTATGCACTGTATTCAAATGCACAATGTAGATATAAAATTTGATTCAGACTATGCTGAAAAATACGAGTATTTGGTGGACAATCTAAAAATAGACGATCCCCATGATACGGGTGTTGATTATAACAACACTCAAGGAACTCTAAAATCTTTCCATTATAAAATTCTAGCAATAGAAAGTAGAATGGAAGCTTTGGAGAAATTTATTAATTAATTAAAACTATTTTTATTATGAACAATGAGAACATTTACTGCGGAAGCGGTACAGAAAAGGTCTTCGATGAAGGAAGATCGCTAATTAACTTTTCACTTGATCTAGCAAAACTAAAGGATCATGTGTATGAGTATAATGGCAAAAAATATGTCAACCTAACTATCGGTGCCAACAGAGACGGTGCTAATGATTACGGTAAGACTCACTATGTTAAAATAAATACTTTCAAGCCTGAACCTCAGACTGAAAAGAAGGAGACTAAAACGGAACCTTTACCATTTTAACAAAGAACTGGGGGGGACTTAGGGGTTCTCCCCCTTTAATAAAACATGAAACTATGTACTTAAAAATATCCGAACACACATCTATTGACAGCAACTCAATCGCAGGTTTTTCTTGTGAGGGTAGAATCCTATACATAATTAGGAAAAGTCATGACAAGCCTTTGGATATTATATATGATACTGAACAGGAATGCAGTCAAGTTTTTCAAAACCTAAACACACATTTCAAGTGCAAAGATCTAGTCACACTATCATCAAGCACAGAAACTAGGGGCGATAAAGAAACAAAGCTAGCTATGTTCAGAGCATTTTGGAACCTGTATAACAAAAAAACTGGTATGCAGAAATGTCAGGACAAGTTTCTTAAGTATGGGGTAGCCACGATGCAGACCATAATAGATGCTGTACCCACATATGTAAAAGAAACTCCTGACCCAAAATTTAGAAAGAATCCACTAACATGGTTGAATGGAGAATATTGGAAAGACGAAAAAGAAATAGTGGAAGAAAAAAAGAAACAAGAATTTAATGTAAACGATTTATTTAAATGAGCCTAAATAATGATAGAATACGAATTAATAAAACAAAAGGTGAGGTAAGACATATATGTCATAATTGTTCTGGAGATCGCAAGAAACCCAACGAGAAATGCCTAGCTATAAACGCAGAGACTGGAGCATATTTGTGTCATCACTGCGGAGACAGTGGAATTATTAATCAGTATAAGACATACGAAAAGAAAAAGGATATAGAATACTCTAGACCTGTGATGACTAACTCTACCGGATTGTCAAATGAAATGGTAGAATGGTTTAGATCTAGAGGTATATCTCAAAAGATATTATTAAAAAATAAGATAACTCAGAAGAAAGAATATATGCCACAAGTTTCTGAAAATAGAAATGTTATATGCTTCAACTATTTTAGGGACGGAGAGCTTGTAAATGTAAAATACAGAGACGCAGAAAAAAACTTTAAGCAACACAAAGATGCTGAAAAGATATTCTACGGTCTTGATGATATACAAGATCACAAAGAGGTATATATAGTAGAGGGTGAAATGGACAAACTTTCCCTTAGTGAAATAGGTATAGACAACTGTTTGTCGGTTCCTGATGGTGCACCGAATCCGGGAACAAAAAACTATGACAATAAGTTCTCTTACCTAGACAACTGCTGGGAATATTTTAAGGACATAGAAAAAGTATATATATGTTCTGATAACGATGTGAACGGAAGAGTTCTATTAGAAGAGCTTAGCAGAAGGATAGGTAGAGAAAGGTGTTACGTTGTGAAGTTTCCAGAAGAGATCAAGGATGCTAATCAAATGCTTGTAGATCAAGGTGTGTTAGCTCTTGAAAAGATACTGAAAGATGCTGAACCATATCCAGTAGACGGTATATTTACTGTTAGATCTGAGCAAGACTACATGATAGATGTATTCAATAACGGTAAGAAGAAAGGACTAACTACAGGATATAAAATTTTAGACAATCACTATACCCTCAGAACTTCAGAGTTAGATGTGTGGACAGGGATCCCAGGCTCAGGTAAAACAATGATGGCTATGCAGATAATGTTAAATGCCTCTGTTTTATACGGATGGAAATGGGGAATATTTTCTCCAGAAAACTATCCTGTGGGTGACCTGTTCGACACTCTAGCTGAGATGTATATTGGCAACACTTCTGATGTAGATGTGCAAGATAGGATGAGTATATACGAATATGAAAAAGCCATAGAGTTTTTAAATGATCATTTTTTCGCTATATATCCTGAAGACGATTTTAGTCTAGAAAACATACTATCTAAGTTTAAACACTTGGTATTGAGACATGGCATAAAAGGATGCTTGTTAGATCCGTTCAATCAACTGGACCACAAGTTTCAGGGTAAAGATGAAACAACTTACATAGGTGAATGTTTGACTCAGATACGTAGGTTTGAACAGGTTAATGATCTGAAGTTTATAATTATAGCACACCCCAGGAAGATGGACAGAGATGACTCCGGTGGATATAAAAAGCCTACAGCTTACGATATTAGCGGTAGTCAAAACTGGTTCAACAAAGCTGACAATGTCATATGTATACACAGAGATGACTCCATGGATATAAACAATACATCCGTAGCTTTCAGTGTCCAAAAGGTTAAGTTTCAAAAGCTAGTAGGTGTGCCAGGAGAAGAGTCATTAAAATATGACAGAAGATCTGGTAGGTATTTGGATTATCAAATGAGCTGTCCGTTGGATAGTGTTAGTCAAACTCACAGCTTGTGGATCAAAAATGTATACTAATGAGAAAGACAATATACTTATTAACACTTAATTGTTATTATCAAAATGTAAACGTGAATAGATTGGGGAAAAAAATGATTAGTAAGAATAAAAATAACATAGTAATAGAGAAATGTTTTACAGAAAATAGCATAAAAAATCTTATGAACTGTAAGAGATCCATGGATAAGATAAGGTTTGAAATATCTAAAAAAACAAAAAAGGAAGTTGAAGTAACTATAGAAGAGATAGTTAGCTCTATAGACTTAGGTCTGAGTAATGATATATATTAACTAAAATTAATGATTATGAGAAGAATATTTTTTATTGCGTTGATGCTGACAGTTCAGCTATTCGCACAAATGGATGAGGGTTTATACAAGTCTAATGAAATATATATGTCTGACGTAAATAATAGAATTAGATATAACGTGGAAGAAATAAAAGGCACTCAATACATAGATGTAACTGATAATGGAATTAGAATATTTGATCCTAATGGATTAGGGGTTTATCATGGATGGAAATACATAGGAGAGTTTTTAGATTATGAAACGTATTTGTTAACCAATAATTCAAAAGTTTGTATAGCTCCAGAGATAGATGGTATATTTTATTTCTACGAGTATGAATATGATCATTTAGAATTTAAAAGATTGATTGAGTTTAGAAATATTAAAAAAGTTTCTAATAAAAAAAGCAACAACTACTTAATGCAATTAAGATGAAAAAGAAGTATAACAAAAAGATAAGGAATGCTACAGCCACTACCTTCAACGGAATTAAATTTAAATCAAAGCTAGAGAAGTTCACTTACCAGTGTCTAAAAGTGGCTGGCATACCTTTTAACTACGAGAAAGATAGGTTTATACTTATAGATAAGTTTACTTATAAGGGCAAATGTATAGAAAAGAAAAAGAAAAAAGGAAAGAGTGTTTTTATAAAAGCCTCTAACAGTATATCTCAAGCTACATATCTACCGGACTTCACCAATTTAGATCAAGGCTGGATCATAGAGTGTAAAGGATTAAGAACAGAGGCGTTCAATCTTAGGTGGAAATTATTTAAAAACACACTTGCAAAACAGAAAAAAAATTACGATCTTTACATGCCAGGCACTCAAAAACAAATAATGGAAGTTATTAATTCTATAAAAGAAAAAAACAAACATGTTAAAGACAGTTTTTAAATCATTACTTGGTGACGCTTCAAAGATCATAGACGATGTGGTTACGACCAAAGAAGAGAAGATGTCACTTAAGTTACAAATGAAAGAGATGATTGAGAATGCTAAGGCAAATGCTCAAGAACAAGTTACTCGTAGGTGGGAGGCTGACTCCAAAGCAGGGTGGTTACCAGCTAACATAAGACCCATGATACTAGCTTTTTTAACAGTTATGCTGGTGGTTATGTCTTTCTTTGACGGAAACGTGGGAGACTTTAAAATGAACCCGATGTACGGTCCAATTTACACCCAGCTCCTACTTGTAGTATACTCAGCTTATTTCGCTGGTAGATCAATCGAGAAAATAAAAAACAATAAAAATAAAATTAAACAAAATGAAAACTAAACAAATAGAAGAAAAAGATCTTAAAGAACTAAAAGAACTTAACACAGAAAAAAATACACTAACTATAAACTTTGGACGATTAAAAACCGACATGATATTGTTGGATGCTAAGATGAAAGAATTAGCTAAAATGGAAGAAGATATGGTGGCTAAGTTTAAAGGAAACGAAACCAAAGGTAAAAAAGCTATGGAGAGAATGAATAAAAAATATGGCTCCGGAACAATTAACATAGACAACGGAACATTTACTCCTGAAGAAAATGGGAAAAGCTAACGCTAAAAATAAACTCAAAAGAAAAAAATTAACAGAGCTTTCAGTTTTACATAAAAAAATGAGAAAGACTAAAAACGACTCTGATAAGAAAAATATTCAGATGAAAATTAGTTCTTTAAAGTCTAAGTTATAAAACAATAAACCCATCGGAGAGATGGGCTTATCGAAACTTAAAACTTAAAACTATGTAAACACGAATGTGTAACAGTTCTCAATATACAAATATTTATTTATTTATGCAATTATGATCATAATAAGTTATGCTAACGTCTTCCCCATTTTTTATAGCCTGTGCTATTTTAGGGTATATACGCATGTAAGCTCTTGTTGATGATCCTACAAAACCGTTCTTCTTGATTTGATTGTTCTCCTGTGAGTCCCCAACAAGTAAACACCCAGCGGTGTCTTCATCAGTATTACCACAGTGAATAAGAATATACTCAAAACCAGGGACATCAAGAACATGAAGCATGCCGATATGAATATCAGCAAAACGACCAGAATATTTTTTATGGTATCCACCAACCGTTCTGAGACCCAACTTGTAAGTCCCTTCAGGTATTCTTGTCTCGCCATATACTTTTGAATCTCTTTGTTCATCTTCTAAAGTGTAGCACAAAAAGTTTCTCTCCCCGTCTTCTACAGAAAACAAAAGACCATTAGTAGAATCAGGCTCACTAGAGAACCTTATTACCTCAAGTTTCATTTACGCAGATATGAATAACATATACTCTACAGTCAAGCTTGTTGATACGCTTGGTGTATACACAATGTCATTATCTGTATCATGAGCACTCCAAGGCATAAACATCCAGTCTCCAGCATAAAGTCTACCTATTTCCTCTGTATTGATTTTAACAGTAATATACTCTGATCTAGTTGTAGAACAGTTTTTGATGTATACTTTGTGAGCTTTATTAGCACCATAAGTGGTGTGTGGAGCGGGATCAAACAAGGTAACATCAGAAGTTGATGCAGTTGTCTTTCTAGACAGCCCTTCTAACTGAGTAATACCTGTGCTTGTGCCAGCATCAAACAAAGTAGCTGTAGCTGTTAAGCTAAGAGCATCTGATGTTAAATCACTAGAAGATAGTGTAATTTGTGCAGTTGTTGTTGCCATTTATTTTTTATTTATTGTTAATAATTTTTATCAAATATAATCATTTTATATCTCAAAACCAAAGTTGAATATCATAAATCTAAATTTTGAGCAATTAGTTTTTTCGCATATACTACAAGGACAATATTTTATTTCTAATAAAGTTATAGTTCCAAGTCTTAGCGATATACCATACTTTTCTTTTTTATTTCCTGCGTTCCAAGAATTAATCCAATTCATATTTTTTATTTTTAATTAAACTTCGCTAGCATTATTTCATCAATGCTTTTCTGTATTTTCTTTTTATCTGCCTCCAACTGAAACATTATGTTAGCTGAAAACCTTTCTTTTTCTTTGCCACTTTCAAATATAATGATCGTAGGTACACTTAACACATCGTAGTCGTTCTGCAAGCTAGTGCAGTGCATTATATCTACTCTGTAAACAGTAGCGTCTTTTAAAGACCCTAGATCACTAAACTCATTACTTTTATTCCAGTCAGCCCAGAACTCTACAGCCACTATATCTTTGGCTATTTTTTCATTAAAATTATTTACGTTTATAAAGTCTTGAGACTTTGATTTACCTGCTAATACTAAAAAAAATATAAATAATAATAATAATTTTAAATCTATATATTTCATGCTACTCTAATTTATCTATCTTGTCCCTAAGATATTTGATATCTTCTTTTATTTCAGAAACATCTTCCTGCGTTGTCATTATAGTTTGACGTATCATACGATCCTTCATATCAAACTCCATCTTAGTAACCTCTGGCTTTGGTGGCTCTGGAAGTTCTTTAGCTTCCTGTATGTCAGCCTGTAAGGTAAACCACATTCCCACGAATGCAAATATTAAAACTGATATACCTCCTAAGGTTTTTAGACTCACTTCAAATTTAGAGTCCTCCGATAATTCTTTCATAATTAACTTTTTTTATTAACTCTGCATTTCCATTTTCTTAGTGCCAACGCTTTTCTTGTTGGTCTTCCCTTCTTATCTTTTAGTGGACCTTTCATTCCACTCATTCTAGCACAAAAAGACTTACGTCTCTTAGCCGCTTTACTACCTTTTTTAACCTTACCAGTAACAGGGGCACCCAGTTTACTTCCAGGATTAGCTCTTCTATAAGAAGCTCTACCCTTTTTGTTTAAGCCTCCGGTGGGACTCTTACCCTCTTTTCTCTGCCATGCTGGTGTCTTCGCCATTACTTTTTCTTTTTGTTTACCTTAACTCCTCTTTGTCTTCTAAGAGCTTCTTTTGCTCTTTTAAATATAGCAGCCTGTTTAGGCTTGCCACCATACTTAGATCTTTGCTCACCCACAGTTAATATCTGTATCTTTCTAGCGTAAGGTTTATTTATTCTTTTTACCTTAGCTACAGTGGCTCTAGCATCAGACTCGGTAGCATACTTTATACTAACTGTATCTTTAGGATTTTCATCCGTATATAATCTTCTACCTGAGCCCTTTGGCTTTTTACCTGTGCCTACAACCGGATCCTTAGCCATTACTTCTTCTTTTTTCTTTTGTTAACTCTAGTTCCTTTTTTTTTCTTATATCTACTAACCCTACCCTTTTCATTCTTTTCTTTTTGAGCTCTTCTCTTTTCTGAGGGAGACAACTCACTCCAAGTAGTGGGAGTATCTTTGCTAACTCTTTTTGTAGGTCTAAAAGTATTCTCTCCACCACTGTAATCTTTCTTACCCTTGGGTGTTCTCCAATCTTCTTTAAACCACCTCTTGAGCCTAAGTCCTTCTTTTGTTTTTCGGACAGCCATTACTTTTTCTTTTTCTTTTTACCTCCTTCACCCCAGTTTTTTACACCAACTTTTCTACACTTAGCCATGGCTCCACTTCTATATGCAGAGGTTTTAGGTCCATATCTAGATACAACCTTATAGTAACAAGCATCTTTTTTAGATGTTTTACCGCCCTTTTTATATTTGTTTACCTTTCTTTTGTTTAGCCTAACCATTACTTTCCAACTTTTTTCATAGCCATGTTGTGAGCCTCAGTAAAAGACTTCCCTTCTCTCATAAGTTTCTTCATAAGATCCATGTGTTTTTTAGTGTGATGTTTCTTATGCTTATTCAAAGAATCTATCTGTCTTTTAGTAAGACCGTCTGTTTTTTTATTTACTTTTGCCATTACCTGCGAATTTTTCTACGCCACTGATACCAAAACAACCTAATACTACCCACACAAATGAGTCATACACAAACTTGTTTATTATAAGATCTTTACCTATCCAGCCCGTAACTAGATCAGCGACCATTATTATACACATTATTATAAAAGCTACAAAACCAACTATAGCCTTTTCATTCCAATCATTATTGTCCTTAAATATGTTCATTAGTCCATAAATTTAGGTAGTTTATTAGTCATACCACCTTCTTCCATTTTAGCGTTCAACTCTTTCAGTCTTTCCATTATCATTTTTCTTTTCTCCATAAGACTTTTTTTCATCTCTGAATTTTCCATTCCTTGACCAGAAAACTGAGCCATCTGTCTTTCTATTGCCTCCAATCTATTCTCAAGTTTTTGTATCTCTTTAGAATTTTCACCCGGATCTTTATCTCCCATGCCTCCTTCTTCATACATCATTTTATTTTTCCCACCATGTCCGTACTCATTCTTTCCGCCATGTCCATATTCATTCTTTCCACCATGTTTATATTCATTCTTTCCTCCATGTCCGTACATGATTTTCATTCCATCCATAGCTTTTCTAAGCATCTCTAGATCTTTACTATCGATGTCTCCATCTTTATCTTTATCCATTTCTCTGGATTGGTCTTCTGATAAACCACCTTTTTTGTACATCATTTTATTTTTTTTATTGATGCCTCCACCCATATATTTCTTATTTAATTTCATCTTGTTAAGTATTTAATTTTACCATTTTCTATATATATATCTTCAGGCTTTCTTATAACCTGACCTTGTAAATTGTATAGTAATCCAGATTTTTTTGACTCATTTAATATTTCTTCAATACTAGATCCACAGGGCATTCCTGTTTCACAGTCTACATATTCTGTGCTTACTACTTCAACGTATTCTATTTCAGTCACTGTATCTGTCACTATCACGTCTACGTATTCAATTACATCAATATACAAAGTATCTAAAACATCTGCGTAAACAGTATCTGTTACATATATATATTGTGTCTCAACAACAGTTTCGTATTCTACTATAGTATCATACTCTGTTATGTACTCAGTAATATACTCTATTACTGGTATGTCTATAAAAACTGTATCACATTCTATCGGTATAGGAGGCAAACAATCTGTAGGTAAAGTTGGACCCTCTGTGTTTTCATCAGCAGCATCTACACAATCTTCCCAGCTATCATTTATCCAATCAGCTTGAACGCAACCATTTGGAGAATATTGAGTCCAGTTTGATGGATCATCCCCGCAGTAGAAACCTCCTTGCTGTGCACACTCTAGACACAAAGCCTGAAAATCAAATTGCTGAGAATAACTTAGAGATCCTATAAACGCAAATAAAAATATCAATCTATTCATAACCTAAAATATTAAATAATTAAAACCAAACTTTACTTCGTACACTGGCTTCATCCAGTATCTCATGTGCGTTCCCTCTATAAACATACCTAAATGTTTAGTTATTCTTGATCCAAATACTAATCCTGTATCCCACTCTATGTTATCCCACTCTTCGACTCCATATTCAAAAGAATATTTATCAAGACCAAAGTGAAAAGGCATACAGTTAGCCCACAAATGAATCCACATCTTGTCTGTGTACTTGTAATACGCTAAACCCACTACAGCACTTAACTCTTTTTGTAGTCCAAGATTGTCCAACTCTCTTTCATTATATCTAGCAACAGCATCTCCGAAGTAGTGGTTGAAGAACTCGTCATTCGAAGTAGCGACTAAAACAGAGTCTCCACCACTAACATCGTACCAATTTTGGTTCACGTAAAAACCCTGAACCCATTGTTCTGGAGCATACCCAAAGTCTTGAGCCAACTGTTGAAAAGTAGACTCGCCAGGCACCCAGAAATCCTCTATTGGGGTAACACCGTATACCGGATGTATACGAAAGACTCCACCTATTGTAAAGTCCCAGTTTCCTTTGTTTATTCTAATTCTATTATCAAGCGATGCGTATCTTAAGTTAACTCTCTGATTATCAGTAAACTGAGCCTTAGATACAAATTTATCACCTAAATATCTTAACCACAATTTTTGATCTACAAACTTCTCACCTCTACTTCTTATAAAAGAAAAGTTAAGCAGGTATTCCCAGCCTACAGCGTTGCCAAGTGTAACATTATCTGCTACAGCTTTTTCTGTTCCGTAATACCAAGTTTTTACTTTATACTCATAATCAAATCTAGCTATCTTTCTAAGACCCACAGTTAAGTTATAATCATAAGGATGAACAGTGGTAACATCTTCATAACCTTTAGATACAGCTATGTAGTCATCTCTCTCAGTAAAAGATGTGTTCATTGTCATAGAAGTGTAAAAAGTAGAATATTTAAAGAAGTTGCTTTGACCAAAAGCCATGGATATTCCAAATACTAAAAACATCATTACGATGTATATGATATTAGTTATGTCTTTTTTCATCTTGTAAATATAGTTATTTTTTTAATTATTACCTCTATTACTTTGTAATATTTTGATCGTCTGCCCTAGCGAACATCTTAACCATGTGCTGTACTTCATCATCAAAATATATACCTTCTTCGTTAAAAATTTTAAGTATGTCATTATATTCTTTACTTCCATAATCTTGCATACTTAAGCTTTTATACTGCAAAAAGGCTGATGTCATCTTATTTCCTTGCTTATAATCAGTTATAGCTCTTTGAATGTCTCCACTATACTCTCCATAATTAAAATCCATAAAAACTTTTCTAGCTATCTTAGCTTTAAAAGCATCATTGTCAAATAGCATATTATCCACCAGTGGATCTTTATCCATCCTAGATCTAACCTCTGATTCAACATCTCTTATAACATCTTGAGCTAAAAGATAAATATCATCTCTTGCGTCATTACCATACCTAAGTTTTTGACCTCTTTCATTTATTCTTGCACCTGTATCTGCATCTCTAGATATATTATATCTTTTTATGGCAGCATCGTAAGCTATAGATAAGTTTGCATCAAACCTGCTTTCATTCTTTCTAATTTCTTCAGCTTCTCTTTGTAGTTTTGATTTAGGAGTTCTATACAAATCAACTTCGCCAATATATCTTTTTGTAGCAGGACCCAAAAGATCATTTATAAATACATTCATTTGACTACCATATTGTTCTTTTTCGTAATCGTTTAATCCTCCGGTTGCAGCTACATAAGTATGATTGATCACAGCATTTACTGGATTTCTATCCATATTAGTAAATAGAGACTGTAAAGCAGATTTTGTTGTTGTTACTGGGAAGCCTCCTTCAACCAATCCTATTTCGTCAAATTTTCTGGAAAGATCCCTTATCCACTTGTCTTCATATTTGTCTTGATATCCTTTGTATTGATTAAAACCTTGAACAGCTTTAAGTCTATCTTCCCATACTGGTCTATTATAAAAAGCATCATAATTAGAAGTAACTTTTAACATAACATTTAACAGTGGGTTAGAAGCTAAAACGTCTCTAGGATTACCAGCACCAGCGGGTATAGCTTTCTGTAACATTCTACCGTAAGCATTTTTTTCGTCACCTTTACCCCAAGGACTAAAAGATGAAAAATCCTTAGACTCAAATCTGAAACTTTGACCTGTCATATGTTTATACATCATATCATCAGCAGGAATCCTAAAAATATTTAATCTAGCATCACTAGGTATTTTAAAATATCTAGGACGTTCTATTCTGTTGTCAGATAACTGCTCTTCGATTTCAGATATTCTTTTACTTCTTTCTTCACCCAAAGGCATGCTTTTAGCAATATTAAGTTGCTCTCTTAATGCTATTTCTTTTGAGGGACTAATTATATCAGTTACTTTACCAGGAAGTAGTATACAGTGATAATTTTCTAAATCGTAGTCACTTATGTGATCTAAGAAGTATCTTCTATTTTTATATATTTTTTCTCTTATACTTTTCTCTAGCTCTCTGTCATCATTTGCTATAGCTTCATTTAAAGCCTCTTGCAACCTTTCTTCTTCTTCTTCATCTAAAATGTCAAAATACTGCAAGTTATAAGCCATAATACCAGCTCCAAATGCCACAGTCCATTGAGCAGCGTCATAAAGAAATTGAACTGGATTTTCACTAACATATCTAACACTTTTATCGAACACTTGTGCAGCAGCATTTAAATAAGCAAAACCCATAGCGTCAACAGCCTTTATAGCTTTACCGCCATTGTTAAAGTTTGCGTAATCAATAGCATTAGCTACAGCTCTCTTTTTGATAGATATAAGGTCTTCTCCAGTAGGCTCTTGACCGTCATTCTTTTCTTTGTATTCTTGTATATATTTTTTTGTCCATCTTCTGTAGTTAGCTAATCTACCTGTCATCTCAGAAGTTGAATTTGTAAATGAAATTATTGATGAAAATTTTTGCCAAGCATTTTTTGTGTTTGGATTTACATAAGTTTCTTGATCTCCATACAATCTATTCATTTGCTCCCTTGCAGCCTGCTCTCTAGCTTGTTCTATTGTTTTTGTGTTTTCAGGATCTGACATGATTTGTCTTGCTCTATTCTCTACTTCCGCATCGTCAATAGCTATATCGTCAGTGTAATCCATTAAACCATATCTAGTCATAAATTCTAGGGATCCCCCAAGAGTTTTGTATTCTTGACTAAGTGGACCATTTGTTGCTGCATCTTTCATAACTGACATCCAGTCACTAAAAGCTACCCCGAACTTAGCACCCAAACCCAAGAAAGGAATAGGGTTGAGAGCCAGACCATTATAAGTATCTGTAAACATAACTTGCTGAGCAAAGTCATAAAATACGTTAGCAATAAAGAAAAATGGTGCACCCACACCAGTAGCAAATACTTTAAGTGTGCTTCCTGCAAATCTAAGAGGAGACAATACTGTTTTGATCCATCCGCTAGTGGGAATACTTTCTCTAGGGTTTGAAAATAAACTTTGATAAGAAGCATCCCTCATGGCAAATCTAATTTTTTTACCGTTCTCACTGTAGCTCATTTCAACATATCCAGGCTCAACGTTTTGACCATCTGACAATATATATCCTATATCTTCACCTTTTAATTTTAAACCATTTATATATTCAAAACCTCTTTTTTGTACTTCAAGTAATATATTGTATACACCTCTTCTAACTTCGTTTTCAGCTCTTAACTTAGCACCTATAGCTAAAGTGTTTTGAAGTAGCTTAACAGGATCCATGAACAACACCTGATCACTACCTTGCTTTAAAGTTTTTATAGGAGATTCCATGTGATCTCCCTTTTCTGACATTCCAGACTTTCTTTGACGTATTATATCTCTTTCTGCAAATATTACGTAGTCAACAAACTTTCTAGGATTGTACTTTAAATTCTTGAGCTCATTATAAGTTGCTTCATCTATTAACCCAGCTTCATAATTTCTTTTTAGCTCGTTGCTATATTCTTCAAATAGTTTGTCAGTAGCATCTCTTATAACACTAAATCTATCACCCTGCTCTTCTTTCATCCTATTTATCATGTCTTGAGCAATTTCTTTGTTCATCATAATGTAACCCTCACCTCTAGGATTTTTGGTTCTAGGATGTTTAAGTCTCCAAGGAAATTTTTTATTTATAGGACCTAGTCCAGGCTTCATTCGATTGATAACATCTTTACCGTCTTTATCTTTAGAAATATACTCTAATTCATATTTAGTGCTTTTCTTTCCCCATCTTTTACCATTGTATTTTTTATCTCTAATTTTACCTTTACTAATTCTAATACTAGGATTATCTTTATATATTTTTTCTAACTCAGCTTCGGCTTGTTTAATTTGTTCGTCTATAACATCCCTTTCTTCTTTTGTTTTTAAATTACCATACTTTGCGACTAAAACATTTAAGTTTTTAATAATAGCATCGGCTGCTGATTTTTGAGCGTCATATAAATTATCAAGTTCTATTATTCTTTCAAGTGTAGATAGTTGACCCACTAATTTTAACTGTGCTGAAGATAAAGTGCCCCATATTCTTTGATTAGCTTGATCTATAAGTTCCTTAGCTGTTCCCGGCACCGTTAACCATAAAGTTATGGAAGCAAGTGCGTTAGAGGCTGTTTCTCCAAGATTTAAATCTTTACCTATGTTTCTAATAGACCTTTTTATTCTAAACTTGGTATCTACTGTTAGTTCTTTTAATGTTACAAACTTATCATCTAAAGTCCTTATAAAGTCACCTAATCTCCCAAAGAAATTATCTTTACCTCTAGAAAATGCCGCATCATTATCCTTTTGTAAATTCGATAAAAGATCTGAGAAATCTTGAGCATTCCAGTCATTTGTGTCAACTTCTTCATTGACAGGATCTTGATCTTTAGATTTTTCTTCTCTAGTCTTTTCCAAGTGATCATCTAACTCCTCCATTTGAGCCGCTTCCTCTTCAGACATTTCATTTGTGCCAGAAACATCAGTGGTTTTAGCATTAAATAAACCTTCTTGATTAGTTAAAAAGTTTCTAAATAATTGTCTTATCTCCTGTTCTTGTTCAGGAACAAACTTATCTCCCTCCGCTTGAGCTCTTTTAATATATTCTATGGCAGAATCTACAGCTTTAGCAACACTAGAAGTAGCTCTAAGGGTAAGGGAAGCTGTTTTTAAAGCAGCCCTGATAATAGGTACAGACATAAATGGATCTGCATAAGCATTACCACCTAAGTCTTTATATATTTGATCTAATTTATCTGCAAAATCTGTTAAGATTTGAAAACGCTGAACGCTTCTGCTAGAATACTCATCTCCCGTTCTGAGATCTGAGATGTCCTGGGCGTTGTCCCCGCTATTAATCGCTCTTTGCCTTCTGGCAAGCTCTGTATTGATGTCTGTGTCAAACGACTTTTCTTGTCTTGTAGTTGTTTCGTATTCCCCATTTGTAAAAACTTTTGTGTTAATATAACCATTTTCTACGGTATTAAAAATATCATCACCGTATTTTTCTTGTATTTCTCTTATAGCTTTGTCTGCATTCTCATTCCATTTAGACTCAAAGCTTTCTAAATTATCTATAGTTAATCCTTCCCCCATAGGCTCCATAAGATACTCAGGAACAAATTGCATTGACATACCTATAACCTCCCCTTGTTGATTGTAGTTAATAGTTAAGCCTTGTATGTCATTAGGACCAAAATGATCATTAGCAAACATTCTAGCATCAGTTAAAGTCATAGGAGAATCAAACTCTATTCTTCTGAAAGGTCTGGCATTAGGATCTTGTTCTGTTGTAACTTTAGAAACAAATACAGATTCCTGTTCGTTGTTAATACCTGTATTTAAAACTTCATCAAATAAAGCACTTACATCTGTGCCAGCATCAACTAAAATTTCTAAGTTTATGGTATCTTCTACCTGATTCATGTATATACCTTCAGACTGATAAGGTCTACCTATAGCCCCTAACTGTTTTACTACAGCGTCTAAATTTTGAATTGCCTGATCCATTCTCACAGATCCTTGCATAGTTTGAGCTATAACACCTGCAATTTCTTCTTCCGTAGCATTTCTATCTAAAGCTTTTTTTATGGCTCTGGATGTAGCACTGTATATTCTATTTTTTTGTTCTGGAGTTGTATTGCCTATAAAAGTGGACGCACCTATCATAATCCTGTCTGTTATTTCAGCAGACTTAACAGCGTTTGTCATAGTTGCCTGATCTTTAGATCTAGCATCAGCAGTAAATCCAGACTCATCATATACTTGTTTTTCTATAAACCACATAGCAGCCTGTAGATCGTCAGGGTTTAAGTCTAATTTTTTAGCAGCTACATTATATACACTTTGTGCGAAAGCAAAATCTTTACTACCTACTGTTGTT